AAATGGTTTTAAAAACACGTAGAGCAACTATGCCTTTAGCGATGAAACCAGTAGGGTATGATTGGGGTAAAAAGAAAAGCCATTATTAGAGAAGGTATTTATTAAGGAACATAAATGAATATAAAAACAATCAAGAATATTCTTTCATTCCACGAGAAGTATTGGGAAAAGCACCGTAAAGAAATGAGAAGGTACAAAGCCAGCTATGAAACAAACTTCTGGGATGAGCAAGGAGTATCTCCTTATAAAGATACTCAGCTTCAGGTTCAAGTATCTGAAGGCTATAATTATATAGAAAGCTATATGGCTTCACTATTTGCTAAGCATCCAGCTGTAGTTCTTAAATCAGGCTTACAGAATAAGGGTAATGTTTCTAAGTCTGGATTTATTGCTAATGAATTTCTAGAGAAGTCACGCCATGAGATTGAAGCAGCTTCTCGTATGGCTTTAATCTATACACATTCATTTCTTAAATTAATTCCAAAAGAAAGTGATGTACTTCTACAAAAGGTTTTGCCTGTAGCTATTACTCCATGGGAAGTTATATTGGATTATGATGCTCCTCGTTGGGATCTACAGAAGTTCGTTGGACATATTTATTACATGACAATCGAAGAAGCCGATGAAAGATTTGGTTCTAAAGATTGGTCTGGTATGTCTAAGATGTCAACTGAATATTTTTATAAAGAAAAGATGGAAGAGTATGAGACACCATCTTCTACCTTTGAATATGTAAAGATAGTTGAGATGTATGATTTGATGGAAGATGAATTAGTATTCTATTCTCCTAACTGGAAAGAAGATAAGATACTTGAGAAGTCACCAGTAGGTATTCCATTTAAATCTTGGGATGGAAAGCCAGCTATTCCAATCGTTCCATTTTATTTTAATCGTATACCTGATGTTCCTCTTGAGGGATATTCTGCTATGAAAAGAGTATACGACCAGATCTTTGAAATGAATATTATAAGATCCTTCCAAGCCAATGCTGTACGTAAAGCTTCTCGTCAGTATCTAGTAAAGAAAGGTTCTATTGATCCTGATCAGATGGCTCAGATTACAGCTGGTATTGATGGTATCTTTATTGAAATAGAAGAAGAGAATATGGATGGAATAATCAGACCTCTTCCTCAGAACCCAACTCCTCCAGAATTGGATCTTTATTATGCTCATGTTACAGGAGATAAAGATAAGGGTTCCATCATGGCACCATTTACTAGAGGAGAAGCTACAAAAGTTTCAGCTACAGAAGCTGCTGCTCTTGCTGCTTATACTTCTTCAGAAATTGGACGCCTTGCTAGAGAGCGTGATGCTGTTATAGAAAATCTTACAAAAATATATTTCTCTGTGTTGGGACTTTATCTTTCTGAAGGAGATACTGCACTAATATATATTGATGGAAAATTATCTCCAGTAACAGCTGAAGATATTATGGGAGACTTTCAGGTATATGCATCTGATAGTTCTAGCACACCAATGTCTGAGGCTTTAATCAAAGGACAGTTGCTTTCAAATATACCTACGCTTATTGAACTGGGTGTTCCAAAAGAATTAGTATTAGATGAAGTTGTTCGTGTACTTAATCTTCCAGAAACATTTAAATCTGAAGCTGTCAAGGATTACTTACAGAAACAACAAGCCCAGATGTCTCCACAAAATCCTTCAAATGTTCCTCCTCTCAGCGCTATTCCTGAGGCACCTCCAACCCCAACACAAGTTGTAGGTAATCCATCAGTACAATCTATTGCACCATTACTTCCAGGAGGTTTAAAGTAAATGCCAGTTTATGATTATGTTTGCTATACATGCAAAAAGAAAGAAGATCATTTAGTTAAGTGGGATAAAAAAGATGAAGTTAAATGTGCTACTTGTGATAAGCTTATGCTTCGCCAGTTATCTGCACCACTTAGAACACCAGGAAGATGGGGAGATAGTGGTGGAGGATACGACCGTTCTTTGGGAAGACACTTCAATAACTCAATTGAAAAAGAAAAATATATTAGGGATAATGGACTTATCGCAGCATCAGACTTCGGTGGTGTTTCTTTCGTTGATAGCATTGTAGAAAGGGAAGAAGCTAAACACGTTCAGCATGAGAAAGATGTTGAAACCCTAAGAGATATGTTAAAGTCTACAGGTGGAGATCAAAGCAAAGCTTATGCTGAAACATTCTCTGTAGATAATTTAAAGGCTAAAGGCTTGCTTGATGCCGATATTAATTCTGGATTATAAAAAAAGAAAACTTATATTAGGAGATCTATAAATGGCTAAAGAAGATTTAATGGCTCTAGGTCCAATGCCTGAAGCTGGTGATACCGAAGAAGAAAAGGCAATGGGAATGGCTGCTGAGGCTGACAAAGAAATGGATGATATGGCTGAGATGGCTGCACCTGAAGGAAAATATTCCCTCAGATCTATCAATGTACTTGTTGACGCACTTAATAAAATCCTTCCACTCTTTGATCCATCTCTTCCAAAGATCCCTTCAGCTTCTGCAGATGTTGTCGGCAAGCTTTCTCCAGAAATAATTAAAGCTATTACTATGGTTAATAAAGCTGCAAATGATGCAATGCTTACTGACCTTGCTCCTTCAATTGATGCAATGGTAGATGATCGTGGAATAGAAATGGTTGCTGGTAAATTAATTCTTCTAGCTAAGAACCGTGACTTCCAGATGTTCCTTAAGAGCAGACCCAAAGGAATGGAAGGAGAAGCACCAGAAGGTCCAGAGACTGAAGTTAAATTAGAGGTTGGTGTTGAAGGTGGTGCACCTCCAATGGCTTCAGGTGAAATGGACAAATTAATGATGAGCAGAATGGGTCAGTAAATAAACTTATAAATAAAAAGGAAAAAATAAATGTCTGAAAATAACTCAACTCCAACTCCTTCAGGGAACAATGGAGCAGAGGCAGGAAGCTCAGCTTCTTCTACCCCTGTATCCGTTGGTAACTCTCCACAGGCGGTAACTAGAATGGAAGCTGTTAGGGCTTTAGAAACTGCAAGAGCTAACGCTGCAGCTAAAGAAGCTGATACTTTAGCTTCTAATTTAGCAGCAAAAGAAACTTCCATCAATGATGTTAATATAGATAGTGCACCAGATTTTGGTCTGTCAGAAACTAAAGGATTAAATTATAATCAGGTTTTTGATGGACTTCCTGAAGATGCTAAAAAAATAATTGCAAATCTTAGAGCAGACTATACAAAGAAAACTCAGTCAATTGCTGAACAGCGCAAACAATTAGAGGCTGATAGAAAGGCTCTACTTGAAAGCGGATTTTATGATAGCGTTTCTAAACAAGCAGAGACTTCAGTAGAGCTTGATCCATTCAATGCTAATTCTATTGAAGCTAAAATCCAGCAAGAAGTAGCCAAGCGTATGAAAGAAATGCTTGAGCCAATGCGTCAAGAAGCTGAGATGAATAAAAGACAGATTGCTCTTGAGAATTTTAAAAGAGAAAATCCAGATATAGAAACCTATAAAGTTGATATTGCTAGAGAGCTAATGAAAGATAAAACACTTACATTAGAGAAAGCATATTATTTAGTTAAAGGCCAGAAGAGCACAGAAGCATCTAAACAAATGCAGGTTGAACTTGCACAATATAAGAAAGCTGCTCAGGATTATGGACTAAAAGTTGGTGGAGCTAATCGTGGATCTGGTTCAGCAATTCCTGATCATGTTCGTAAGCAAGGTTCAGTTGCAATCTACGAATGGATCGCTGCACAGAAAAAATAAAAAAAAATAATTACATTATATAGGAACTCCAAGTTTGGTTTAGCTTGGAATAATTTCTAAACAAAGGACCCGAAAGGACAACCCAAACTTTTTAAACCGAATTCCAATTAAACTATTAATCAATCTTAAGGAGATATCAATATGGCAATTTCAAATGATATCCTCTCTTCAACCCTTCGCATTGTGAAGGATCAGGAAGTAGACAACTTATTCAAGTCTACTCCTCTTCTTGAGCAGATCCGCGCAAAGGGTGGAGTTGAGGAAGTAGACGGTGGTTCCACCGTAGATCGTCCACTCATCCTAGCTGAGCATTCAAGCATCACTCAGCTTTCAACTGGCTACGAGCCAGTATCCCTCGCCGTTGCTGACGCAATGAGAAACGCAAGCTACAATTTCTGTGACTTCGTTGCTCCAATCGTCATCACCCGCAAAGAGGAACTTGCTAACAAAGGCGACCGCGCAATTGTAAAGATTGCTGAAGCTCGTCTCAAGTCCGTCATGGGTACACTCAAGAGAGAGTTCGAGAAGCAAGCTGTTGCAGGTTCTTCTGCAATTCTTTCTGACCTCAGCACCCTCAACGGTACTGTATTCGGTGGTGCAGGTTCAACCACAGGTTTCTTCGAAAATCAGGCATTCGGATCTGGAACCAACACAGTCGGTGGTATCAGCAAAGCTGCTTTCCCAACTGCTTACCAAAATCAGAGAACAAATGCAAGTGGTACACTCGGTATCGAAGATCTAACCGATCTTTATATTCAGTGCCAGATCTTCAGCCCAACATCTGCTCCTAACTTGATCCTTTCTTCACCAAATATGTACAAGGCTTACAAGAAACTCCTATTCAATCAGGAGCTTTACATGAAAGAAACTGTACTTGATGGTGGTCGTTTGGCTCTTGCTTTCAACGGCGCAATGATGTATGTTGATCCATTCCTTCCAGTAACCCTTGATGCAGCAGCTCCTACTCCTAACATTCTTTCTGCTTACTTCCTCAATACCGAATACCTCAAGCTCGTTGTTGATAAGGATGCAAACTTTGAACTTTCAGACTTCGAACACGTAAGTGGTTACGCTTCACGTTCTGCTCAGATCATGACCAGAACACAGCTTGTTGTTGACCATCTTGCTTGTCAGGGTATTATCGTAAACGGGGAGGCATAATAACATGGCTACTTCTACACTTATTCAGTCACTCGATGTAGTTGACAGTGCTGGTGGAGCAGTTGGTGCAAGCCCATCAAATCGCTCACAGGTAGAGACTTTTATCGCAGGTTCCGCAGTTGCCATAGGTGACTGGGTTACTTTCGATACAAGCAAAACTGGCGCAACAAAAGTTGTTACAGTTATACCATCAGTAAACGTTCCACTTGGCAGTTCACTTGTAGTTGGCGTTGCTACCGAAGCAGCTTCAACTGGTGGAAAAGTTAAGGTTGTAGTTTCTGGTTATGTTGGCACAGCTAAGGTTGTTGCTGGCGTTGCTGGAGCTGGTGTTCCACTCTGCGTTGTAGCTTCTGCTCCATCTGCTGAGGCAAACGTCGCTGCAAACATTGCACCACCAGTTGGCGTATCACTCGCAGCTTCTGCTGCTGGTGTTGCTCCAGTATGGGTTTTCAAGAAATTCTAATCTAGAAAACTAAAAGCCCCTCTTCCAGAAATGGTTGAGGGGCTTTTCTTATTTAATCCCATTCAGAAAAATCAAACTTACTAATGGGTACACCAGTCTCTGGTGCTGATTGTTTATATTGCATCTCTTCTGTAAAATCTATTATATCACATTCTTCTATTTCTAAAATCTTATTATCTTCTGGAACACAATCTTCATCTGTATATGCTAACCAGACACCATCTTTAACTGGTGCTAAGATTTTATACTGACAAAAATCAGGGTCACCCCAAGTTCTTCTAACTACAATCGTTACATTATCACCAAGAGAAAATGGTGGAACCATTTTGATTTGAAGTTCCTTCTCAATCTCGGCTGTAGTCTTAATCATATTTTCCATCAAGAACCTCTAACCTCTTTTGCTCTGTCACATCTAGCTGAATTTATTTGGTTTTCTGAATGTGTAATAACACGAAGATTAGAAAGCTTATTATTCATTGGGTTGCGATCTATATGATCAATAACAAGTCCAGATCCTTTCTTTGGTCTTTGTCCTACGAAAGCCTCCCAGACAAGCCAGTGAATTTTAAAAGTCTTTTTTCCATCATCGTTAGCTAGCTGAATGCTATTATATTTTATTGTAGAGCATGTTGTATAAGTTGGCTTTAGCTTTTTTATCTTGCCAAACTTCATTGAATAAACATCTCCAAGTTCATTGATCATATAGTCTGGATAATTTGGTATCGTCTTAAACATTTTGTTCTCCTACTATTATATATTCCGTCAAGTAAGTCCCGACAAGCAATCATACCTTTTACTTTTTGTCGGCATCTTATCTTTAACTGTAGACTGTCTGTCGGGACTTCTTGATGGAAATCTTTAACTTTACTTTAACTTACCTTAACTTAAACTAGAGAGGAACCTTGGGAGCTACGCTCCGTGGAGGGCGATGCCCTCAACCCCTGCTCTGCAGGTATAATATACATGAGAAATCTATTTTGTCCAATGCGTTCAAAAATAATTAAAAAAAAATAAACGACTATCTATAGAGGAAACTATAAGCATGAATTTAGGAAAACTAATTGACGAGGTTGGCAATATCCTCGATTACAATCCAGAGGTTCCAGAATATCGTCAGCAAATTCGTTCTATTCTAAACGATATTTACTTAAGCCTATTCTCTGATCGTAAGTGGAAGTGGGCACAGAAAGAGATAAAGCTTCATGCTCATAATGATGTAGCTCTTCCTGTAGATGATCTAGTAGGTTCTCAGGTACAACTCTATAATGATTATAACGGACCAATAGGAACTGGTACTGGTGGATACTATGCTTATGTAGAATGTCCAGCTGCAGATGTTCCATTTTGGTTAGCTGCTGGTTGTATTATATCTATTACTTCTGGTACAGATATCATTACTAATCAACCTCTTCAGAATATTCCTGCAGATTATTGGGTAACTAATATTACAACTGGATCTAATAATTCAAAGTCTCGTGTTTACTTCCAGAGAATGGATAAAGATCAGCAAAGATTAGCTTCAATCTATGAGCGCACACCACGAATTGGAAACTCTAATCCTGATATCGTATGCACCTTTAAGCATCGCTATATAACGCTTCCACAGGACTGCGTAGCCATTCTTGGTCTTGGCTTGAGGGAAACTGTGGGTACAAATGCCCAAGCAGATTTAAGGCCATTTGATCCAATGTCTAAATACATTGATGAACAATGGGCTGTAAATATGGATGAAAGAGGAAGACCAACTGATTATATTCCTGAAGGAGATTATTATGTTAAACCTCCTCTTATTGAGCCATCAGCAGCAGTAAATGCTGGTCCAGTTTTTGATGGCTTGAGAGCACCTTTTGCTGGAAAATATCAAGTATGCTATACCTTCGTACAAGCTCAGAATTATTTGCAAGGTGGTGGATCTGGAGATCAGGGAACTCTTGTTGAATGGGAAAGTGGACCATCACCAATCTCAGATGAAGTAGTTCCAAATGTTACAGCTCTTGATGGAATTAGCATAACAGGTATGCAAACATCTGATGTCTATGATGGATTACTTAAGAGATATTATGTTCGCGTTCCAAACTCTGATCGCTTTTATTCAACTGAAGAAGTTCCATTTGGATCTTCAGTAACAAGCAGAACAACTTATCTTTACAAAGAAATGCTTACAAATGGAAAACCACTTCCAGAGCATGGTGGTGTTTATCAGCGCATTCGTCTTTATCCAAGACAAGATGCTGATTATGTCATAACTCTTCGTTATCTTTATCGTCCACAAAGATTGGTAGATGATCAGGATTGTCCTGACGTACCAACCTCTGGACATAAATATCTTGTATATAGAACATGTGAAGAAGTATTCTTAAAGCATAATAATTTAAATCAAGCAAAGGTTTATAAAGAAAAAGCAGATAAAGAATTGCTAAATCTTGAGAACCGTTGGCTTACAGAAGCAAATGCAATTCATGTTAAGAAACCATTTGGTCCTGGAAAATCCCTATTTGATTATCGTTATGCTTCTAAGCTAACTAAGGTGGGTTAATGCAAACTGATAACAAGCCACAATATAAGGGCATACTTGGTATTGATGAAAGTATAGATCCTGTAGAAAATTCAAGTTATAAACTTACCAACTGGACTATAGATACAAAGTCAATGGGTTGGGATAATAGACTTGGATATGAAAGTATTGTTCCTGCAATAACATCTAGAAATGATTGGGCTGGATTTCAAAATGGAGGTCCAGTAAATTCAACTTATTTTTGGAATACCCATCAAGGAGCAAAGTCATTTCTTCTTTTTGAGCAGGACTATGCTGGAGCAACTACTAAGATATTTCCTACTGATGCAAATGCAAATATGAAATTGCATTATTGGAAAGGAAATACTTTAAATAAAATAACTATAGATAGTCAAAGATCAGTTCCTGCGGCAGATGAGGTATATACACATTATAATCCAATTGGAAAGAACCTTATCATTCTGTCTGGAAATGGAAGACCAATAAAGTTTGATGGTGTAAAAACAGTAGGTCTTGGATTTATGGAAGCACCTAATCCTCCTCTTCCTTGGACACCTAATGCTGATGGTCTTTCTGGTATAGCAGATCAAACTATAATGCCAATTGAACCACATACGTTTAAGATGGATAAATCTTATGGTCTTGGAATAAAGACAAAAGATGCAGAAAATCTTTATAGATGGAAGGTATCTTTCTTGATGGAAGATGGATCTGAAAGTCCACTCTCAGCTCCTTCTATTGCTGCTGGATGGATAACTCATCATGCTGGAGATCCAAACTTTGATGATCGTGCCCAAGCAGTTTATCTTGAGAATGTTCCACTTGGTCCTGCAGGATGTATTGCTAGAAAAATATGGAGAACAAAAAATCTTCAAGATGGTGAAACATTAGAAGAGATATATTATTATGTTGATACCATCATTAACAATATTGAAACTAACTATGTTGATTATACAAAGGATACAAGACTTGGAGCAGTAGCCCCAAATGACGATGCTTCTATTTTATTCCCTGCTCCAGCCACACGTTTTTCTGCAACTTTTAAGAATTGTTTATTTATTGATGGTGGTCAAACAGACCCCCAGAAAATTTACTACAGTCAACCACTCAAAGTCGATCAATATAGAGCACTCGATTTCTTCTCAGTAGGATCTCGTCAAGGCGGTGATGTAACTGGATTATTTACTTATTATAATAATTTACTAGTCTTCCGTGAGAATGCAATTGATTTAATTAGAGGAGATGCTACAAATGGATTTACATTATCTCCACTTGTACAAGGAATAGGAACTAGAGCACTACATACCATAACTCTTATTCCAGAGGTTGGCGTTGTATTCCTTTCAAATGATGGCATCTTCTTAGTCTCTGGTGGTTTTGATGGTGGTTCTAAAATGGAAGTTACAAAGATTTCCAAACCAATTATTGATACGATGAAGAGATTAAATAAGTCAATGATTGCTAGAGCTTGCGGAGCTTACTCAGAAAAGTGGAGAGAATACCATCTTTACTTTGCTGCTGATGGATCAGATATAAATAACCTAGGCGTAGTATTTCATATGGAAAAGAAGTCTTGGTCTTTAAGAGAAGGCTTTCCCGTAGGATGTTTAACTGTAGATGCTAGAGGTGAATTTATATTTGGACATAATGTAGGTCAGTCATTAGGTACACCATTTGGATATACTGGGTTAGTACCAGATGAAACTGGACTATTCTTTATTTCTCGTGGAAGAAATGCTGGACACGGAACAATCTTTCATCCTCCACAATTACAGACACCTGGATATTATTCTATAGAAGAGAAGGGTCCACTTAGTTCAACTTGGATTTCTGCAAATCAAGTATTTGGAATTGGACAATTAAAGAAACACGTAAAGCAGGTTTATATAAATTGCTTTACTGAAGGTTCAAATCTATATAATGTATTCTATAATAAAGATTGGGATTATAATTACACCCAATCAAATTCAGGATTAGGTCAACGTCCAGAATATCTTGAGCAATATATTTATAATTCAACAACTGGAGAATTAGTATTTGGTCCAACCACCAATAAGGATCACACTGTAGCTAGATGGGAAATACCAATGTATACTCAGCTTAAATTTCCAGTTGCTAACATGGCTGCTTCTACATTCTCCGTTGGATTACAGACAACCAATGATATAATCATAATTGATTACTCATTAGAATTTAATTCAAGTGGTACAGAAACAAAAGCAGCAAGACCAAGGAGTGCCTACTAACATGCCTATATTAGCTAAGCAAGGAGAAATTAGAGAAAAGAATATTATAGATGGTCAGGAATTTGACACAATCTATAATTCTTCTACTGCTATTTTAAACTCTGGTATGGATAGAGAAAATATTCCTGATGCTTCTCTTGATGGAAGTAAGTTTGAAGATTATGCTTTTCATCAATATTGGCAAACTTATGTAAAGATGCCAGAAAGCAGAGTTACTTTATATAATGAAGTAATTCCAGTTACAACTGTAGATGGTCTTGTATATAAAGATTATGTAAGTAGCTGGGAATATAATGAAGTATATCCATTAAAGATAGAGGCAATTGAAGGAACTCTTCATATTGAATTTAATTGCTGGTATTGGATGGATAAAGATGTTATCAGTGGAAATACATCTGGTGACTGGGTTCAGTTTCAAATCGTTTTAAATAATAATGTTATAGCAGAAACACACTTTCTTTATCAAAGATGGGGAACAATCCATTTAGTTGGTGCAGTTCCAATAGCAACTGGTCCTGCAGAAATAAAGATTGGATTTAAACTTCCATCAAGAAACTCCACATCAGGAACTGACAAACAGTTCTTCTATTATTCTGGAGGAAATCTTTTCGCTCTTAATAGGTATAGATAATGTCAAAAATAATTACAGATAACGTAGCGCCAATTCCTCCAGCACAGCCAGCAGAAATACTTGCAGCAGATGTTAATGCAAAATTTTCTGCTATAGCTACTGCTACAACTTCAATTAATAAAGATAATGTTCGTTCTGAAGGAATTGATATAAGACACCTTCAGTCAACTTCTCCTATTATGAAAGCTGCAGCATATGCTTATAATAAATGGGATGATGGAACAACCAATACATTTATGATAGGAACTGGTGCTGGTGGTTCTATTGAAGACAATACTGTAAACGGAAGGGGAGCTTACTTTTTAAACTGGTCACAAGGCGGTGGAGCATCACGTTTAATTTGGGATGTTCCTCCTTATCTAGTTCTTAATAAAGGTGACGTACTTCGTTTTCACTACTCAGCAATAATACATTCTGTAAGATTAAATAACATTGCTGCAAATTGGCCTATAGCAACAAACGATAAATCTAACTGCATGATATTCTTTCCAGTTTATTGGGATGTAGCTGCTCCAAGATCTTCAGATAATATGAAAGTATTTCCAGGCAGAGCTGTTTGGTGGGATTATGGAATAGTAGATCCAATGTCTATACCACAAACAGATCCTCCATCAGCATCTACAAATCCAGATGAAAGATTACTTGATGATGGTATTACAGTTTATGATCTAGCATCAGAAGAAGTAACTATTGGTAGAGAAGTAAAACCAATGAGAAGATTGCATGGTTGTTTAAACTATGTGCATGAAGATAATACACCATTAGTTATTCGTCAGCTTGGTATTGCAACTACTGGAATTATGACACTTCAACACTATACAGCTCCAGGTTATGACACTAGGGCATTCTTACAAAACGCTGCAGATCTAACTCCATTTTATCCATTAGAATTAAAAATGGAAAGAATGAATATAGGAGCAATAGTTCTACAAAAGGGAGATAGATAATGTCATTTACTTTTACACCAGTTGTAGCTGACGCACCAATTCTAGCTGATAGTTTTCAGGATGCATTTGATAAACTACAAACTTATATAAATGGTGGCGTTCTTATTGGAGATGTTGATGGACCTTTTCAAAAACATCACATAATGAAAGGATCATTTAATCCACTTCCAAATACATTTAACTTTGTTTCTGGAGTATGTGGTTCTCAGGTATTTACAACTGTAGAAGAAAAATTATCTTGGATTGCTGGTGCTACAACTCAGCCAGTAAATGGAAATAATACTAGAAGATATTATCCAAGCACATCTATATCATTCTATGTTGAAAGTGAATGTACTGCCCTATTCCAATTCTTTGCTTGTCCTCTTATGTATAACTTTGGATTATCAACCACAACTGCAAACGAAAGAGAAGGAACTCTGAATGTTGCAATTGATGGTATAACATATCTTGATACAAAAACATTTACACATGAAGAGTGGTATGCAACTTCTCCAGCACTTCGTCAAAGAGAATTCTTTACAGGCTTCCAAATGAAAAAGTTAAGCAAGGGATGGCATCACATATCTCTTGAGGGATATACAAATGGAAATGATATATTCTTAATTAACTGGGGATTTACTCTTGAAGCTTGGCATGATAGTAATGAATTAACCGCTGGCGGATCTAACGGAAATAATTAAAAAAAAATAAGACTATTAATGAGGATAACATATGGCAAGTAACAATCCATACGAACAAGCTATGAAGCAACAGAGAGCTGCCGCAGCCCTTCAGGGAGCTTCATCAGGAGCGGCCCTAGGAGCTTCTATAGGCTCGATAGTTCCAGTTGTAGGTACAGGACTAGGCGCAGGAATAGGTGCGCTTGGTGGAGGTCTAATAGGCTACGGAACCTATAATGAAGATATCCTTCAGAAAGCTCAAATGAAAGAACTTGCTGACTTGCAGCGTAGACAAGAGCTTGGAGCACTTGGTTTAACTGATAGAGAAAGAGCACAGCTAGAAGCTGAGATGATTGATCCAATGCGTACTGCTCGTAGAGAACAGCAATTACAATTCCAGCAAGCACTTCAAGGTGCAGATGTTGGAGCAGGATCTTTTTATAAGATGGGTATTGGACAGGAACAAAGAGTTGCTGCTCAGGAACAAGAAGCAAGAAACAAAATTGAAGCTGCAAATATGGCAGAAGCAAAAGCTGAACAAGCTCGTATCTATGAACTTCTTGGCGAAGAACAAAAGAGAGCTGACATGGCAAGAGAAGCAAACCTTCAGTCATTAGCTGCATTTGGTGATGTTGCCAAGGTAGTTGCTCAAGACAAACTGCAGAAAGCTGAAAGACAAGCCTTTGGAGAATTAGAAAATTCACTTCTACAAAGATTGCAGACAGGTTCTCTAACTCCTCAGCAAGAAGCAGAGATAAGACAAGATTATGATTTCTTCAGAGTTCAACGCTACGGAGGTAGATAATGGCAATTAGAGCTATAGCAGGTCTGCCTGGAGCTAGTTCAACAGGCGAAAGTTATTCAACAAGATATCTTAAAAAGAAAGAAGAGATATTAAAGCAAAGACTTCAATGGGCAGAGACTGAACTTAAGCAAAAGTATCAGTCAGAAGTTGCTTATCAAAAAGATCGTGAAGCTGCATTCAAAGGTGTTGAAGAAGAACTTAACGCCCTAAGAAAAGAGCGTGAAGTATTTTCAGCAGAAATTGGAAAGCTAGCAAAGAAAGGAGCTGGAACTGATTGGCGTACCGCTCTTCTTCAGGAGCGTACAAAGCTAGCAGAAACTATTGCACAGGAAACAACTAAAGTTTCTGGACAAAGAGTTGATCTTGTAACAAAAGCAGAAGGTCTTTTCGTTGCTCCTGTTTCTGCAACAGATCAGGTATCTAGAGCTATTGGTGGTCAGGTTGGTAAGTTCAATGTACAAACTGGAAGAACTGCTGATGCTGCTATTGATAATTTTATTCTTCGCGATCCATCCCTAGAAGTTGCATTCAATGGACTTTCTGAAGGACAGAAGCAGGCTCTAGCCATTCATCTTTATAATGAAACATCTGCTCAGGTTCGTGCTGGAAAAGGTGGTATGCCACTAACTCAGGCCGAACAAGATAAGATTAAAACTGATATAGAAACAAGATTTGCGGTTCCATCAGCAGAGATTGATCAGGCTCGTCTTGATGCAAAGAAGATTGACAAGACAGAAGAATATGTTAATATGGCTGGAACATCAATTGGTGAAATGAAGAAGGCATTAAAGTATATTGATGACCAACTTGGTGCTGCTGGTTCTATTACTGTATCTGACAAGATAGCTTCTGAAACTGAAATAGCACTAAGATCATTAGCTATTGATGCATATAGAAATGATGGAAAGATAGATGCTCCAGAAGCAATGAGAGCTGAAAGTTTAGTTGATGAAAAGATTAAGGAATTATCTGGTAAGGAACCAGGTACACCTGAGTTTGAAGCAGCAAAGAAAGTTATGTATTCAAAACTTAACTTTATTGATCCATCAAAATATGCAATAGAAAACTATGCACTTACAAATGTAGATGATCCAATTCTTCAGACATATGTAAGAGAAGGTGAACTTTCAAAACGTAAAGAAGCACTTGGTCCATATACTCCACCAGAAAAGATTGAAGCTCCAACTGCTGATGATATACTTCGTAGAGGTGCAGAACTTTATTATCCAGATAGAAGTCAGAAAGGCTTTGGTCAGATTGCTCCATATTATTCAGGTGAGACAGCAAAAGCACGCAGAGCATTTGAGCAGGGTGTTCCAATGACTGCACCAGAGCTTGGTACATCAAGAGAATATGCAACACCTCCAGGTCCTGAAGGAAGATTTGGTCCAAAAGAAGGAACTGCAGGAAGAAGAGCACCAGTTATGGAACAGGCTCCTTATCGTGCATCTGATGAGATAATGGACTATACAAAGAAAGTAAGAGAAGGAATAGCTGCTGCTGGTGGAACATTCGCTCCACAAGAAATAACTGGTGCTGGTTCTGAAATCTATAATGATATCAAAGGTAGATATGAAAGAGGAGAACTTAAGTTTGATAATCTTTATGATGAGATATCAAAGTCTACAACTGGAAGTGCAGATATGACTGCAACTCTAGGTGGTGCTGATGTAGCCAAGGATGTTAAGGGTAAAATAATTTACAATGTTCTTGGCGAAGCTTATCAGAAATATCTAACAAACAGACCATCTCCACCTTCTTCTGCTGGATATGGAATGGATGGAGATGCCGTAGAATAAAAAAGCCATATATAGAGGAATAAATATATGGCTGCTCCAAAAGAGATCAATCCAATAGACCTACTTTCAGAAAGCGATAGAGAGTTCTATAATTCTCTAAGATCATCCAAAGCAAAAGATGGCTTTCTAAAGCAAAGAGTTGGTGAAGGTGTTTCTAAATTAAGAACTGCACAGGCGCTAGGAGAACCACTTCCTAGCGTTGGCACTCTTCAATTTGGAGAGGAGAAAGTAAAACCATTCTCTAGTCCAGTTCAAACTTCTTTTACAGAAGAAGAAGCAGCTGCAGCTCCAGAGGATATTTCTTTTGGTGAAGGTGCATATGAAACTGAAAGCGAAAGATTAAAGCGTGAAGCTGAGCAAATCAAGAAAGATATTGCTGCTGGAAAATTAGAACAACCATCAGAAGAAACTGGTCTTCCACCAGTTGAAGCTGGAGCTTTTGATACAGCTGGAGAACTTGAAAAGCAAAAAAGATTTACACCAATCACAGCAGAAAGAGCTAAGGCTGGCGAGAAAGTTTCTGTACCTTCTGGTGGAGAATTAAAGCAGGCAAGTCCTGCAAGAGAATATGCAGCAAAATTGTCTGAAGATGAAGTTGCTGCTTGGACAAATTTTAAAGATGAATTGCTTAGCCAAGGAGCTTCATTAGATGAAGCAGAAGCTCAAGCATCTCAATTAGTTGCAGCAATAGTACAAGCACCAAGAGAGATTGGTTCTTATTCAGAAACTGTATCTGGACCTGCAGCAATAGATAAAGAAGCTTATGCAAAAGGTGAAGCTGGATTTGCTGAAGCTATGGGAAGACAACCTCTTGAAAGTACATCTGCTTTTAAATTCCGTCAAAGTAGGGAGGATAGAGGTGCAGCTGCCAGAAAGATCATAGAAGATCAGGTAACTTCTGATTTAATTAAATGGCAAGATAGTAAGTTGCCAGATACAAAAGAAAGCTTTTGGGTTTCAATGAAGGACCCAGTTGCTGGTGGAATTGATCCTGAGAAAGTAGCTAAATGGAAAGAAGATCGTTTCAGAAAAAGAGTTTACGATCAGGAAGCAAATATAGTCACAAAGACTATGACGCTCTTAATAAATGGAGAGCGAGCAAAAGGTGCAGAAGTTGCTGAAGGAAGTCCTGAATATAAAAGACTAAAGGATTATGCAACTCAGATTGGAGAGCTTTGGCTTGAAGAAGCTGCACCAGAAATTTACAAAGAAAGAACTTCTCCACGTACATTAACAACTGGAGCAAAGGAACTTCTTGAAGAGGCTACAAAAACAAAATCAGAAGAAGGTCAGCTTTATGAAACAAAGACTGGCGCAGCTCTTCGTGATGTTGGTGGATTAATAAGATTTCTTACAGATCCAGTAATAGCTGCAGCAACTTATGATGTTAATCCTGATGGAACTCCAGTAGATCCAACTGACTGGAATTATAAACTTCACAATTTATATTCTTCTGAAGTAGAAGGAATTACAAAGTTAACTGGAAAATCTGATGCTGGTATTGCAGCTGCACAGTTTCTTGGAACAATCGGAACTCTTGGAACTGGACCTTTGGCTACATCAGCTAGACAAGTTGGTTCTGGTGTAACTGGTAAAGATGAATTAACTTCTGGAAATTACTTATCAGATGTAGCATATGCTATGGCTGTTGGTAGATCAGTTGGAGATGATTTCTCAGATCTTCCTGCCACAAAATACTTTTATGAGAATGTAGTTCCTGAAAGCATGGGCGGTGGAAAAGGATCTCTATGGCCATTTATGTTTGGTCTTGGTGTAGAGGTTGCCCTTCCTGTATTGCCAACAACTGCAGTTGGTGGAGCTTTAAAAGGAACATCTGCATTTGGTAAAACATGGGGTCTTGCTCCAACCTTAGCAAGATTAGGTAATGCAGAGACTGCTGCTTATGTAGCTATTGCTGGTGATATAATTGAAAATCCATTTACAAAAACTGCTGGACCACTTGCAAGAAGATCAATAGAGATTTCAAAAGCAAGAGATATTGCTAAAGCATTTGGTGCTGAGCCAATGTCTTATTCAAAAATATTTTCAACTGAGCCTGTAACTGAATTAGCGGCTAGAACAATTGCGCCAGCTGTTGCAGATGCAGTTCGTTCTGGTGGAAAATTACCTGAAGCATTCGCTTCTATAGTAAAAGAAGTAGAAGTAGCAGATAAGACTATTGATGAAGTTGCTTCTAGTTTGGATCAGATACTTCAAAATTCTGAAAAAATATCAGCATCTCCCTATGCAAATTATATATCAAGAGTTGTAGCAAACTCATCAGTTAAAATTATAGATGATGCAATTAAGACTGCAGAGAAAAGTGGAAGTACAGCATTAGAGTTAGAACCTTATTATGATGCATTAAGACAAGCTAAATCTATCTCAAAGCTTTCAACTTATGGAACAGTTGGTTCATCAGATCTTGCAAACTTTCTTGGAGATCTACGTGGTCTTGCTGAATGGACTGTTGATGCAGAGAATAGTATTATTTCAAAAATTAAATCTGGAGTTGGAGACTTAATAGTTTCTGATAGAATAGCTGCTGAATTAGCTAAATCAAATTATAATGATTGGTTGTTTGTAACTCCAACTATGATTGTAAAGAACTCTGCTTGGGAGAAATCTGGCAAAGAAGTAGATGATCTTGTAAAAAGCATTATCTTTGGTACATCTAAAGATAGTGATATACAAAAGATTGCAGCAGAAATGATTGATGGTGAAACTGTAATAATCAAAGAAGAACAGATTGATCCAATAATAGAAAGACTTTCAAAAGAACTTGGTCCAAAAGTATCAAGTCAAAAGTATTGGTCAGATATTGCCACCAAAATAAGTTCTGGTGAAAAAATAACTGTAGAAGAATTTAACGCTGTAAATGATGTTATTCGTTCATCTGTAGTTAGAGAAGTACTAAAAGGCTCTGATGTATTAAATCCAAGAGCTACATCTAAGCTTACAGAAAAAGCAGCAGTACCTGTAGTTAGAAGACTTGAAGGTGTTAGAGCTGCAGAGGATGTAGCTAGAGCTACTGGAATGGCACTTCGTCAGCTTCCAAAGCTTGAAGGTGTGATGAAGGGAGTTGCTTCAACTACAATTGGTAAAGCTATTTATAAATATACTGGTAAAGTAGCTGGGTTAATTCCATCAAAAGCTATAACTACAGAAGGTATTTCTCTTCCAATATATAATGCACTACAAAAAGTAGGAGCACAAGTAAACAATCTTCCAGCAGAATTAATTGCAGAATTCCGTTTACAGTTAGCTAATACTGGAGCAAATGCTTCTGATGTATTTACAGATATGGTTGATAAATATGTTACAGCTAAAATACCAGTTAGCGAAACAGGTCTTGTAAGAGCAGACGCTGTTGCTGATATGTATTGGGATATGACAAGAAGATTTTTCTCTCTTCCAGATCTAAGTAACTTTAAACTTGGAGAAACATTCTTATCAAAAGATGGTCCAATCTACAAGATATTGGAAAGAAGACTTGGTGGAATAGATGAGAATGGTTTCTTAGGAGAAGCTATTGGTGGAGTTCAGGGTGGTAGGTCACAAGTTGTTGATATCTTTGAAGAAATAATAAGTGAAGTAAGATCTACAAATCCATTCCTTCAAACAAAGGGAGCAAGAACTATTACTGCTGATGCAATAGCAGATATCTTTATTGGAAAAATGCTTGATGCAAAGAAAGATATTATTATTGAAGGCTTTGCTGCAGAAGTTTTAATGAAGCATCCAGAATTGGTTTATACATATGAACCAGCAAAAGCTGCAATTATAGCAAAAGATGCCGCAGGAATAACTGCTGAGATTGCTGGAAATGCTTCTAGAAATTATGATATGATAACTAAAACTATAAAGCCTGGAGAAAAATGGGGTGCTCCAATTGGCTTGAAAACAGTTGAGGTTGTAGATGAAGAAGCAGATGTAGTAGATGTAGTAGAAGTTGTAACTAGAGATACAAAAGGTCTTGGAGATTATGATAGGCTAATTCATCCACTTGTTATGCAGGCCGTATCAGAAGTAATTGGAAAAACATTTACTGGTAAAGCTTGGGATAAAGTAGCAGAAGAAGTTTACTTTAAAGTTACAAATACTATTATTTCTAAGGGCTTAGTTAACTCTGAACAGATAGCAGAAGAGCTACAAAAATACTATGATGGTGTATTCAAGATTGATGGTACCGTTTCATCAGTACAAAGGGTATTAGCTCAAAATTATCCAGCTATTGACTTTGGTGAATGGATGGGCAAGGCTGTCCAAGAAGCACCAAAGCGTTTGGGCAGAGAAGAATATAAAAAGATAGCTGATGCAATCATAGCTGATCCTGCAAAATTCACAGATGATGGAAGAGTAATTGAAGCTATTAAAAGAACTACTTCTGATATTGGCGAATTAGATAAGGGACTTAGAGAAAGGATTATGGCAGATCCTGCTGGATATATGGATGATGATTTATTAAAAGAGTTTGATGAATACTCATTACTTATTCAAAACCTAAAAGAAGGCAAAGGATTAAGAGGGGCTGGACTTCCACAGTTAATTATTGAGGGAAGAATAAAAGCTCCAACTGAAGAAATCTCAGAATTAGTTAGAAGAAGAGTTGGGACAGCAATTGATCCTGAAGGATCTTTAGCATACGATGAAGCTCTATTAGGAAAGATTAATGATTGGATATCTGGAGCTGGTACTGATGGTGTTAAAACATTCACATCAGATATTCTAAAAGAAGCAACTGGGAATAGAAAGGCTTTAATTGATTTAGTTGTTGAAGATACTCTATCTACTTCAAGATCTGCAGTTTTGGAAAGAAGAGGTCTTGTTGCACAAATAATTGATAAAGGTCAAGTAGATAAAACTACAACTGGCTTCCGCTTTAAACGTTCTGCTTATACTCCA